ATGTTTGCCCCCGTGTCCTTGGTTCTCTCTGTGGTGGTGAGAACAATGACACGGAAAATCAGGGCAATGCGAACAGACCCGAAGTCGAAACAGCCTATCTCAGGTCAAAACAAACTGGTGAGGCGTATGCGTACAGCGTGTCTATCGCCAGAGGGTTGCTGAGACTTTCCAACCGTCTCTACGTGGCGTCGAATTTCGTCTTGACTATGGCGATGAGGGTGGGCCGGAAGAGGAAGGGTAAATGATCACCTCCGAAGACGTTGAACGAATGCAGCGGCTGTCCAGGCAAGGCATGGGCAACACGGCCATAGGCGAAGCCTTCGGCCTTAACCGACAGTATGTCGGCAGGATACTCCGTGGCGAGGCTGGGCCACATGCGCCATCGGCACGTCATCACAAGCGCTTGGCTCCAGCGGTCAAGAAACCTCCAGAGCCCAAGTCTCCGGTAGAGCATCACAACGCGCTGGAGATGAAGCGGCGTGGATTGCCTCTCCAATACATCGCAGCAAAGACCCGGCTTAAGTACCGGGAGATAGAGGCGTTATGACGAAGCTCAAGGTATTGGACCTGTTCTCCGGTATCGGCGGCTTTTCGCTTGGGCTTGAGCGCACGGGCGGTTTTGAGACGGTCGCCTTCTGTGAGATAGATCCATTCTGCCGGAAGGTTCTGGCGAAACATTGGCCGAATGTGAGGCAATACGAGGATGTCAGAGAACTCACAGCCGGAAGACTTGCGGCAGACGGAATTGTTCCCGATGTCATCTGCGGCGGCTTCCCCTGCCAAGACATCTCAACCGCTGGGCTCGGCGCTGGATTGGCTGGTGAGCGGTCAGGCTTATGGTCGGAGTACGCCCGTCTTATTGGCGAAGTACGACCCCAACACGTCATCGTGGAGAACGTCGCAGCATTGCTTGGAAGGGGGCTTGACCGAGTACTCGGAGACCTGGCCTCGATCGGGTTTGATGCGGAGTGGCATTGCATACCGGCTTCCGCCATTGGTGCCCCTCACCGCCGAGATCGCGTCTGGTTGGCTGCCAACCCCAAGAGCGTGCAGCGCAATGGCAGCAACAATCACAAAAGAGGCAGTGGCAAAGGCGCCAGAGAGATTCAAGACTTTCCCGAACCTCGAGACCTATGTCGCAATGTGGCCGACGCCCGTGGCGCGAGATTACCGCTCTCCTGGCAGATCGCGGATGGAGAGAACGGGCAGCAAGGCTGGCGACTGTCTCCCGCAAGCAGTTGGTGGGCAGTTGAACCCGACGTGGGTCGAGTGGCTCATGGGGTTCCCAAGCGAGTGGACCGCCTTAGAGCCCTCGGAAACGCCGTAGTACCTCAAATTCCCGAACTCATTGGCCGTGCGATCCTCGAAGCGAGGGCAGCATGACTTTCATCCAGAACGCGACACGGCCAGCCCCTGTGTCGTCAGAGCCGGGCAAGCCTAAGCCGATCCCCCCGATAGGTCTGGTTTGCCCGCCTCGCTATTTCGATCCCCGCTCCCCAGAGCAAGCCCCGGAAGCGGAATGGAAGGAGGGCACATGGAACAGGTGAAGGCGACGACCGGCTACCAATGGGCGAAGCGCACGACGACAAACCGCCTCTATGCGGAGCTTGCTTCCAAGCCCAAGCGCAACAAGTACGGCGCGAAGAAGGTCAAGCTGGACGGCTACACATTCGACAGCAAGAGAGAAGCTGAGGTGTATCACGGCCTCAAATATCGGCAGCTTGCGGGCGATATTGTGCGCCTGGATGTTCAGCCGAAGTTTGATTTAGTCGTGAACGGCGTCAAAATTGCGACGTATACGGCGGATTTTGCTTACACCGAACAGATAAAGCGCGCCGCGCACGAAAACATATATCTCGGCCATATCGTGGACGTTAAGTCGCCCCCGACTGCCAAGAAGCGCGACTTCGTACTTATCAAAAAGCTCATGAAAGCCTGCCACGGCATCGAAGTCGAGGTGGTCACTTGAGCAAGCCTCTAGACAAATACGATTTGGTCGACCGCTTTGCAGACAGCAAGGGCTGCTGGGCTCTTGCCATAGCTGAAATCCGCAAGGCTGGCGTTCGCAGTGGCAAGTATCCCCCTATCAATGACGAGGAGCGGGCATGGCTGAACCCGTGATCATAGGGCGCGAGACTCGCATTTACGCCCTTGTCGAGCCAGGCAATCACGATTGCCCTCGGTACATCGGCAAGACGACGCGCTCGCTACTGAACCGTCTCAGGTCTCACAAGCAAGCGGCCTTAGCCGGTGGACACCGCCCGGTATTGCGGTGGATTCGCAAGCGCCTCAAATCAGGGGCTGGACCGGCAATTCGTTGGATTGAGACTGTGCCTGCGGATGGCGATTGGCAGGCTAGGGAGCGTCACTGGATCGCTAAGGCGCGTGAGGTGGGTCATGACATCCTGAATCTGACAGACGGCGGAGAAGGTCTCGCCGGCCACAAGTTCACCCCGGAGCATCGGGCACTGATCGCAGCGGCCATCAGAACAGGGGCCAATTTCAATTGCGAAAACTGCGGCACGCCTTTCTGGCGTCGGCGAAGTGAGATTGCCAAGGGCAACGCCCGGTTCTGTTCGCGGGAGTGTTACCAAGCCTCGCTAAGGGGCGTCTCGCGCCCAGTCTCGGATGCCTGCAAAGAGCGGGGCGTAGCTGCTGCCGCAGCCGCCAGAAAGCTCCAGACGCATTGCAAGCGCGGGCATCCGCTCAGCGGCTCCAACCTTTTCACGAATAGCCAAGGGTCCAGGGGCTGCAAGGAATGCCGCCGACTCCACAAGGCCAACTATCGGAGGCGCAATGGTCAAGTGGGTTGAAATCGGGGATGCGAGGCTAGCTCTCGGGGATTGCCGGGATGTGCTGCCTTTGCTCGGGAAGGTGGACGACGTTGTGACTGATCCTCCGTATGGCTTGAACATCGAATATGCTTCCTTCGATGACAGCCCCGAAAATGTGAACAAGCTGGCGCAAGAATGGCTGCCTCTTGCCCGCACTATTGCGCGAACTGTCGCATTTACTCCCGGCATCGGCGCTGACCGATTTTATCCTCCGCCCGACCATACCGCTTGCTGGTTCATGGAGGCCGGTGGGTACAGGGCGAGCTGGGGATTTGGAATGTGGCAACCGATCCTTTGTTATGGCCGCGATCCATACTTGGCGAACGGCGAGGGCGCTCGCCCAGATGTAATAAGAACAAACCATTTCGGCATTACTGAGGCGATTGACCATCCATGCCCAAAGCCAATTTCTGTTTGGCTCAAGTTCATTGCGAGATTTAGCCGAATTGGTGAAACGGTTGTGGACCCCTTCATGGGATCGGGCACGACCGGAGTTGCCTGCGCAAAGCTAGGCCGTAAGTTTATCGGCATTGAGATCGAGCCAAAGTATTTCGACATAGCGTGCGCCAGAATTGAGAAGGCCTACGCGCAGCCCGACATGTTCATAGAGCGTCCAGCCCCTGCCAAGCAGGAGGCGTTCAATGTCTGACCGTCCTAAGTGCATCAAGGATCGCTGTTGGAGCCCTGTAGCCTGTACCGGCTTCGGCTACTGCCGAGAACTCAACATGGCTGACCGTGACTGCCGCTCCTGCGCATATCACCTGACCATCTCCGCCAGAGATTGCTGCGCTCGATCGCACATGACCGACGCTGATGGGAATCCTACTTACGCGTCCTGTTCCTTTCAGAGAGACCCGATAGGCGTTCACGGAACAATTCAATGCGGACCTGATGCAACAGAATGGAGGGAGAGAGGATGAGGGAGGAATCGATTATGACCTTGCGCGATAATGACGGGCCGGCAATGGGCGGCTGGCATCATACCCGCCTGGAGCGCCAGTGGCCGGGCGACCACACCGACAGCGAACGGATTTCGACCTCAATTCAGTTCTGGCGCAAGGCCGAAGACCGGGACTTTCAGAAGATCCCTGTCGAGAAGATTATCAGGGCGGTATGCGATGCCTACAAGGTCACAAAGGAAGACCTCCTGAGCCCTCGTCGCCAGGGGCATATCATGGTGCCCCGCTATCACGCGATAGCCCTTACCGTCGATTTACGGCCCGATCTGAGCCTGTCTACGATTGGCCGACTCTTTGATCGGGACCATTCGACCATCATCCA